TTCCCTGGGGTGTCTGGGTTTGGTTTTTTGTTTGTTGGTTGTTTGTCCTTTTGGTTTGTTTTGTGTTTGTGCTGGTGGTGTGTGGTTTGTGTATGTGTGTTCGATTTGTGTGTTTGTGTGCGTGTGTTTGTGTTGTGTGTTTGTGTATGTGTGTTCGATGGCGCGCATCACACGTGTCTGTGTGGGTCGTGGGTTGACGTGGTGGTGGTTGGTGGGCGTATGGTTCAGCCCATCAGCAACACGGGCCCAGGCGGCCCAACCAAGAAAGGAACCAGGCAGATGGACTTCAACGACACGATCAAGCGTGTGGTTAAGCGTGCGGCCCTCGTGGGTGCGGGTGTGTGTGTCATGGCTGTGGGTGCGTGTGCCCCCGCCTACGCCACTGAGGGCACCCCCATTGAGCTGATCCAGGGGTGGGAGACCGTGGACACCGGTGCCCCCGTGGACGTGTCAGGGACCCCCGCCTGCGAGGACGAGGGGCAGGAGTACGGGCCCTGCCTGTGGGACGCCACCGTCTCGGGCAACGGCTCAGGGGATTCGTTCATCGTGGAGGAGGACGGGTCCGTCACCTACATCCGTAAGCAGGACGGCACCGCCGTCGGGCAGGACGTGAAGAAGAAGAAGAAGAAGAACAAGAAGAAGGACGCTGAGGAGACCACCCCCGCACCCGAGCCCACCGAGCCCGCCGAGGCCCGCGCATTCCCCGGCTGGGAGTGGACCGGCAAGACCGACCCCATCTCCGCCGCCGGCCTCCCCCACTGCGTGGACGTGCGCGGCCAGGAGACCTGCATGCGCGACGGGTACGTCATCGTCGTAGACCAGGACGCGTGCACGCAGACACTCATCACCGACAAGGGCGACCAGTACGTGCCCGGACCCGCCGTAGCCGAGGCGCTCTCCGACGCCTGCAAGGCACGCAAGGACGGCGAGGAGAAGGACCACGAAGACAACGCAGGAATCAGTGGTTCTCGTTCTAGGGGGGATGTGCACTCGGCTTCGCCGAGCGCAGCTGTGGATAAGCGTGTGGGGAAGTCGGCTTCTCCTAGTGCTCCCGCGACTGTGGGTTCTGTGGGTTCGCACCGTGAGGTGGTGGCTGCTCCGGCTCCGGTGAAGGACAACTACGATCACGAGATTCTGGGTGTGCTTGTGGCGCTGGGTGTGCTGGGGCTGTCTGGTATTGGTCTGGTTGCGGTGGTGGATCGTGCTCGGGGGTGGTTGCGTCGCCGGTGATTGATGGGGGTTGCCTATCGTACGCGTGTTCGACCAATCGTCTCGGTGGTTGGTTGGCGTGATGCGATAGGCGACTCTTGTGCGTGGGGGGTGGTTTGGTGGTTATTGACTTATTGCACTGTGGCCTGGGTTGCGTTGGTGTGGTGGGGGTCATCGGATCGAACAGTGTTCGTGGGACCTTCGTCCTACGTGTTGCACAGGGGTGGCATGGGTGGCGCACAGTTGGCGTTCAGGTTGTGTTCGAAGACCGTTCGAACGATTGGGTTCGGGGGCCTGAAAAACACCTATGGAAACCACCCTTTACACGCCGTTTTGGCTTGATTCTGCGGGAAAACGCCCCCCTATATGGTCATCCCACCGCGCGGGCGATCAGCAGCCCGCCCCACTGAAAGGAACTCACATGGACCTCTACGACGCGCTCGACCTCGACCCCGCCACCGCCACCACCGCCGAGCTGTCAGCCGCCGTTGACCGCCTCTCCTGGGGCGTGCCCCCGCACATGGGGTTTGAGGCGGCCGTTGCGACGGATGAGCTGCTGGCGGCGCTTGAGGCGCGCGGCTGACGCCCCCTCCTGGACCCCCCGGTTCCGCTTCGGCGGGCCGGGGGGTTTGCTTTGCCCGCACGCAGGGGCCCCTGTGAGGCCCTCTGGCGGCCTTTTGAGGGCGGGGCGGTACCTCCATGTGGGTCACCCTCCTGAAAGGCGCTCAGATTGGCTTACACGGCCTCTCGCGTGCGGGGGCGTGTGCGCGTGCGCGTAGGGGTGGTGGGGGTGCGTTTCGAGATGGTCGTTTCGCGCGAGGGGGTGGGGTTGTCGAACGGATGTTCGATGACGTAGGTCACGCAAACTAATGGCGCCCCCGGCTTGCCCCACGGTGTCTCGATGTGGCTATAGTTAGGGCATCAGCCACGGGGCAACCGCCCCACCAGAAAGGATCGAACCAATGACCGCCAACGACTACATCACCGACACCACCGCCCAGCTGACCGACTGGGGCATCGACTACCGCGAGACCACTGAGGGTCTCAGTGCTGGAAACATCCACCTCGAGATCACCGAGGACGGGGACCGCCCTGTCGGCACTATCCTGAACGGCACCGAGACGGTCGCCATCACCAGCGACACCGACAAGGCGTCCGCGCTCCTGGCGTTCCCTCTCGCCCGCATGGCATGGGAGTCCGGATACATGGGCGACTTCAAGATCGACACCTACGGCGGCGACCTGAACATGCTCCTCACTGTCGCCGGCAGCGACGTCACCCTGAGTGGCTCGGTCGACAAGGCGGACCTGTTCACGGTCGCTGACCACGAGCTGTTCAACAACCGCGTCGACATGACCGACATGGACGCCGTCATCACCGCCACCGGGCTGGCCTATCAGAACCCCAGCGAGGCGTGGCAGGCGCTCTGCAACTCGCGCGACTTCGAGTCAAAGGAATGGCAGGAGATCGTGGAGATCTTCGACGATTCGGTGCAGTTCACCGAAGGCGGCCACCTCACTAAGGTTGACTCCAGCTGGAGCGAGAACATCGCACTGGTCGAGGGCTACGGTCACGCGGCACCCACCCGCGTCATCGACATGGAAACGCTGTCTGACGTGACGTGCTGGGCGCCTGGCGATGTGGCGGCCGCGGTCCTGGAGGCGATCTCCTGAACACAGTTAGCCCGGATGGTCGCAGCGGGGGTTCGACTCCCCCGCCGGGCACGACCTCGACTCCCACCGTCTCAAAGGAAGTCAGCCATGAACCTGTACGCCACGCGCAACGAAGCCATCAACCACGAGATCAGGGACGCCCTGGCGCCGGGCCTGGAAGACCTCGATGGCCCGGTCGACGACTACTTCGATATCGACGCGATTGCCGACGAGACCATCACCATGTTCATCACCGAGGGTGGGATGGTCACCTACTGCCTCTCTGCTGACATCTGCCCGGACCTGTTCTGGGAGGTCGTCCAGAAGCACGCCCGCTAGCCGCACACCCACTCACACAGGAAGAGACATCATGAACGACAGCAAGACCATCAACCCCGAGGACAGGCGTAGCCGCGCAACCGACGTGGTCGACAGGCTCACCGAGGAGGGGTGGAGCGTCCAGTACGCCGAGGAGGGGATCGTCCTCCGTCGCGGCGGGGCGCGGGTGACCATCACTGACGACGGCGAGGTGATCTCCTCGGACCCCATGGCGCGCCTGTACGTCCACTGCATCTACTACCCCGAGATCTACACGCCCGCCACACCGTCGACCCGCAGCTAGGAAGGACGGTGAGCCACTAGCGATAGTGGCCCGCCGCCTCACCTAGAGGGCAGCGCAGCAGAAACGCAGACGGCTGCTGAATAACGCTTGCGCACGTTGATTGAGAACTACACAGAGAAACGCCCATAGACGGCAGCCACCGCACGCACCGCTCCGGCGCCGCGTAGTCGACACAGCCTGCCCGTCTATGAGTCGCCTGGACCCACCCCGCTACTTCGATCCATAGGGGCTTGGGCTGATCTACCAGTGGTCCAGGCGGCCCATAGATGCCCGCACCGTGCGGGGTCTAGAAAGGAGAGGTTGTGGGCACCTACTACATCTACAACTACGCGGGCCTAAGGCAGGCCATCAAGGCGGGCGCCTCCCTGAAGGACACCATCCACATCATGGGGGACGTCTCCATCCCGGCTGACACCCCGCCCCTGGACTACTGGGTGCACCCTGGTGGCCTGATCTCTATCGCCTCCACCAGCGAGGCCTGCGTGCGGATCGCCGGCGGCCACCTGTACATCGTGGGCGCCGGGCACATGGCGCTCCAGCCGTACGGGACAGACAATCCTGGCGGCAGGGTCACGCTCGTGGGCTGTAGCGCTAGTGACGTGGATGCCGTCAGGCGTATCGGCTCCCTCTATGAGTGGGTTGTTGAAGCTGACTCTGCTGACCTCGAGGCAGATGGGGACGAGGTGGATTCGCCCGAGCACTACACGTGGCTAGGTGGCGCGATTACCGCGCAGGGTGGTCCGGAGTGCACAGCTGACCTTCAGTCCTGGGATGTCCTGGACGCTATCGCCCCCGATGACCCGCACGTGTGGAACGCGCTGAAGTACCTCACCCGCCTCGCCCGAAAGGGCGGAGCGGATCGTCGAATCGTCGACCTGCGCAAGGCTCGCGCCTACCTCGACAGGGCGATCAGTCAGGAGGAGCACAGTGGCACTGAGTGAGCCGATGGAGCATGCCGTGATCACCTACGGTGAGATGCGGCGCCTCAAGGACGGTGAAGCCGTCTACGACCAAGACGACAGGGAATGGGTCAAGCGCGGCCCGTGGTGGCACCTCAACGACGGCGACCGCAGGCTACTCGGTACTGAGCTCAAGCACCTCAGCGAGTACCTGTACGTGCTTCGCCCGTACCGACCGTACACGTACCCCAGATAGGGGGTTCCCAAGAGAATAGGGGGTTCCCAAGAGAATAGGGGGTTCCCAAGAAAGGAAGGAAACCATGGCAGACACCCCAACAGTCCACCAAGCCCTAAACAAGGTCATGGGGGACGTCCAAGCGGTCAAGAAAGACAGCAAGAACCAAGCACAGAGATTCAACTTCAGGGGAATCGACGCGGTAATGAACGCGGTCGGGCCCGCACTGCGCAAGCACGGCGTCACCATCCTCCCCGAGGACGTGGACGTGCACCGATCAAACGGCACCACAGCCAACGGCAAGCAGACCGCCGAGGTAGTCGTCAAGGCCACCTACCGGGTCTACGGACCCGGCGGGGACAGCATCCACGGAAAGGTTGCGGCCGAGGCCATGGACTTCGGGGACAAGGCAATCGCGAAAGCAATGAGCGTCGCATACAGGACGTTCCTACTCCAGGCACTCACCATCCCCACGGACGATCCCGACCCGGATGGGGAGTCCTTCGAAAGGGGGGTTCCCAGCACAATAGGGGGCTCCCAGCAGAATAGGGGCACCAGCGAGAACACCCCCCTCCCAGCATCGCAGGGGATTCCCAAGAGAACAGCGGCCGAACAGTGCGGCATGATCCTCGACGGCTTCTGCGCCGCCCACCAGCTAAACGGGGACAAGGTGCGCGAGGAGTACTTCGCCGCCGGCGGGAAAGCCAACCCCGACATGCTCCGCGCATGGCTACAGGACAACTACGGGGCAGGGAAGGTGCAGTGAACAAGGAGAACGCGCTCCGCAGGGCCGCCATCGCAGCGCACGTTGCGAAAGTAGCCTCTCAGGAGAAGAAGAAAGCCCTCAACGAGCTCATGGAGGTGATGGCCCCAGGAGACCGGTCGTATGCCACAGTCAACGGGGAGCAGGTGGGTGCCATCAGCGTCACCACCGCCACCCCCACCTATCAGGTGACGGACGAGCAGGCCCTAGTCAGGTGGCTCGAGTGGAACAAGCCCGACGCCATCCACCGGGTCCCCGCCCCATGGTTCACGGCGAAAGCCGCCCTAGACGGGTTCATCAAGCAGACAGGGGAGATCCCCGACGGGGTTGAGCTCGTGACGCCCGACCCTAGGATCTCGGCCCGCGTCTCTCCGGCCCAGGAGGAAGTCATCCGGGAGCTCATTGCCATTGGGGATATCAGCCTCATCGAGATTGAGGGCGCGGAATGAGCCAGTCGCAGGCAAGGTGGGCGCGCCGGAAGGGGTCTCCCAGGAAAACAGGACCCTCCCAGGAAACAAGGGAGGCCGTATACGAGAGGGACCAGTACCGGTGCGCCCGCTGCGGCCGCCACATCGCCACCTATGCCGCAAGCATCCAGCACAGGAAGCCTCGCGGCATGGGCGGCACCAAGGACCCATCCATAAACAGTCCCGCTAACCTCATCCTCCTCTGTGGGGACGGGGTAAGGGGCTGCCACGGGTACATCGAACAGCACCGGGAGGAAGCCAAACAGGATGGCTACGGTGTTGCATGGTGGGAGGACCCCGCCACCATCCCGGTGCGGTACTGGGACGGAAACACATACACACTCACGAACGAAGGAGAAAGAACATGTTCATGATCCCTATGGGTGGATGGTGGACCCGCCGACACATCCCCTGGCACGACGAGTGCATCTATGGCGCCTGGCGCCCAGCGCCCTACCCCCGCTGCGGGTGGTACTGACATGCCATGGCAGAGTGTCCCGGTTGAGTACTCGCGCGCATCAATCAGTTGCGACTGGCCCGCTTGCACTAACCGGATTGACTTGAATGCGATCCCCGCCGACTTCGACGCCGAGATCAACGACCTAAACAAGGTCGGGCGCCTAGCGCTCCGGCGCGGCTGGACAGTCGCTCCGGAGTCATACAGAGTCACATGCCCCGACCATAATCCACCAGAGAACAAGGAGAAACCCAAATGAGCGCACACAACCCGGCCGCCAGCGACACAGCGAAGAAAATCCGGCGGGAGGCGGCCCGCCTGGGGGCTTACATCAATCGGCGGCCTTGGAATGCTCTGGGATTGATTTCTGAACTGTATGACGACACCGGCTCCCTGGGGTTCTCGGTCGAGCAACTCGCGGACGCTAACCTTCAGCGAGCCTGCACTACCCCGTATCGCAACTCTTTTCGGTCTAAGCTCGAATTTATTGCAATGGATGTGATGGAGCTCTTGTTCCACTACGGCGTCGAGGATTTCGGAGAGGTGTTCGTCGCCGAGTATGAGCGGGCTGCCAGCAAGCACCCGGGCATGACGCTGGACGCGGACGGCCACACGGACGAGACCCGCTTCTACGCCCTCGCCGAGGAGGTGGGTGAGGTAGCCGCCTCTCTCACCTACGACAACGACAACAGCACCGGCCATGGGGCCGACACCATCGCCGAAGCCACCCAGGTAGGAGCCCTCGCCCTCGCCTGGCTCGCCCGCTACCAGGACAGAGAAGAGCGATGAGCGATTCCATCCTTCAGCGTGAGCTCGACGAAGCGAAAGCATCCGTCACCGTCACCTATTGGCACCTGTTCCAAACCACCGAGAACCTTCTCAAGGAGATCACTCGGCTATCCATCCGCAACACCCAGCTCATGGAGGAGAACGAGAGACAGCGTGTGCTGCTCGCTGCCCTGAAACGAGGGCCTGCTACACCACGCACCATCAGTGGCGGAGAGGCGTCACGGGGACTCCCTGACAACACCATCGCCGTTGACCACAATGGCGACGTCTGGGGCTTCGACAAGAACGGCTGGATCCCGTTGTACTCCCATGAGGGAGATCCATCAGAGGAGGAGCTACAGGAGAAGTTTGGACCTTACACCATCGTCTGGGAGCCTAAGGAGGACACCAGTGAGCACTGATGATAAGCGCGTCCAGGACTACCTGGAGCAGATTCGAGTCCGAGTGGACAACTGGGCGCAGGGCAAGGGGTATAGCCCAGGCGGGTGGGCCAAGGACCCCGCTGAGCGTGACGTCGTCTTCCTCCTCAACCACATCGCCGACCTCCAGGTCGAGGCTCGCGAGAAGAACGCTTGGGGGGGCAGGTATTGGGCCCTCCTCGAAGAATGTGAGGCCAGCCGGCCTCGCACGGTCGAGGGCGACGGCAGCGACCTACCTGCTGGACCGTCATCATCGACAAAATCACCGCCGCCTGGCGCTCAATCATCGGAGGCCGACATGACCAATAAGCACGCCCCACACCGCGACCGCGCAGCCGCCGCGCTCAAACGCCTACAGGACACGTTCCGGGGGATCGACGTAATCGAGTCCCCGGAGCCGCCCCTCCTGGAAGTCCTCTCCTACCTGACTGCCGACAAGTCCAGCGCTCTCGACCAGGCTGTAGCTAAGGTCGAGGACCTTAGTGAAACGCCCCTTATCCTCAAGGGCTTCCCTCAGGATTACGACCTGGCACTATTGCTGGAGTCGCTGGCCGCTCTCCAGGCAGCCCCTCGCAAGGGGCTGGCACTCGCGAAGATCATCCTTGTGTGCACTACATGGGTGGACTTCCTGTCCTTGAGTGATGGCTCACTCGATCACGTCAGGGAGTGCGTAGAATCTGACCCCGACTGGGGGGGGTTCACCATCATGGTGAACATTGCTGGGGATGTCGCCAGCTCTATCGACGACGGCTTGATGGCCGTGCAGAAACAGCGCCTACTCACGATCGCCCAGTATGCCCTCGCGTGGCTTGCCGAACTGATCGAAAAGGGGGAGGCATGAGTTTCGCACTCGGAGCAACCATCATTGTTGCTCTCGCAGCCCTGGCTGCCTGGGCTTATGAGCGGGGCACCCGCGAGTACTGCGAACTCGAGGCCCAGCGGTCCAGGAATGCGGCGGACAGGTGGCGTCGCGCCTACAACAGTGCTGTAGAACGAGCCAGGCAAGCCCATGGCGAGGACGCGTAAAAGCGCCAAGGCCGCAGGGGCGCGGTTTGAGAGAGTAGTTGCCGACTATCTTGCAGAGGAGTTGGCTGACGACAGGATCGACCGCGCCCCCAAGGCCGGGGCCAAGGACAAGGGCGACATCGCCAACGTGCGCATGGGTGCCCACAAGATTGTTATCGAATGCAAGGATGTCGCCCGCACGGACCTGCCGAAGTGGGTGCGCGAGGCGCGGGTTGAGGCGGAGAACGCGGGCGCCCTTGTGGGTGTTGTTGTCCACAAGCGCCGCGGGATTGCCAAACCTGACCAGCAGTGGGCTACAATGACGCTCGGAGACCTCACCAAACTCCTGAAAGGACACCAATGAAAACCATCCCCGGCTACCTCTCCAAGAATGAGGCAGCCAATAAGCTCGGCATCACGCGCCGAACCTTCGACAAGTACATCACGAAGCACAAGATCCCCACCTTCCGCTTCATCGGAAATCCTGTCATCTACGTGCAAGAGCACGACATCAAGAAACTCTTCACCCCCATCCGAAAGGCAAACTAGCCATGGCAGCAGACATCACCGTTGAAGGGAACCTCGGCCAGGACCCCGAAGTCCGGTACACCCAGAGCGGCAAGCAGGTCACCGAACTCCGCATCGCCGCCACCGCCTCCCGCAAGGACCAGAACGGCAACTGGGAAGACGACGGGGACCCCCTGTGGGTGACCGCCCCCTTCTGGGGCGAGCAGCACGGCCACCTCGCAGACGCTCTCAAGAAGGGCGACAAGGTAACCGTCAGTGGCGTACTCATTCAGCGCGGCTGGGAAGGCAACGACGGCCAGCGGCGCACCAGCCTGGAGATCCGCTTCCCCCGCTTCCGTGGCATCATCCCCCGCAAGAACACTAGCCAGCAGCAGGCATCATTCAACGCCCCTCAGGGTGGTCAGCAGGGTGATCCCTGGGCCAGCGCCGGCGACCCCTTCTGATGTGGGGCTAAAACGCAAGACGACCCACCCCCACTCCAGGGGTCGAGTCATCTGCGACGCCTGCTTCACCACAATCAGGCAAGGGCTCATGTACCGGAGGGACACCTGGAAGGACGGAACCTACCACTGGTCCCTCCGGTACTGCCCAGACTGCTGGCTCATCCTCGATGAGGTAGAAGCCAGTACACACCCCACCTACGGCGGCCCAGACGCCGAACACTACGAGCAATGGGCCGCCGCCCACACCGACACAGGAAGAGCACAATCATGGTCACTAAGAGCTTTCCCGCCCTGACCGACAAGCAACGCAAAGACCTTACGCTATCCGCCTCAGCCGTCCGCCCCACAGCAGGCCTGGAGCTGGTCGGCTCTAAGAGAGGCCTCTGGGCCTGGGGGGTCGACATGAAAACCCGCGCCCGATACGGGGAGTGGTCCATGGAAGTCACCCCTGAAGGTGTGACAGTGAAGGCCGCTCTCAAAGACTACGAGCAAACCTGGCACGGGACCAACGAAGACCTGGACAGAGAATGGGCCCGCATCATTCTCGGCCTCCTGTGGTGGCAGAAATCCATCAACGCCATCGAGCTGGACGCCCGAGCCCAGGAGGACCCCACCCTCAAGCACATCTCCCCCTCAACAATCTCCGACCCCGCCCACTACCGCATCCTTGGAGGACCCGAATGGTAGACATCAAAGCAAACGGGCCACAGTGGCGCGCCCACATCACATGCAGCCAGTGCGGCACAGCCCACATCGAGCAAGCCCACCCAAGAACAAAACCATGGGTGACCGTCGAATCAACCATCAAAACCACCGCCCGAACCCTCGGCTGGAAAGTCGGGACCGAAACCGCCCTCTGTGGGGCGTGCAGGAGAAACAAGTGACCACCAAGGATCCTTATGTCGCACAAGGCAAGTTCATCGCAGCCCAGTGCACATGGCGTCCCTACGCCAGATACCTCACATGGCGATGGAAGAGGCGAGGTTACAGAACCGCATACGTTCCCGTCAGTCTTTGCAAGGCCCTCGTAGGCGCGATAGAATACAAGCACTCCGTTCGGTGAGTGGGTAGGTGCGCGGCCCAGGGGTTGACCAAAAGTCCCCCTGGGCCGCAGTCGCACCCAAGGACAGAAAGACACAACACGCATGACCCCCCTTGATGAAGCAATCATCGAGAACGACCTCCTCCCAGAGAGCCAGCGACTCACAAACGTTGAGCTCGCCGAGAAGCACAACACCTCCGAGGCAACCGTGAGACGCCACCGCGCCAAACTCAAGAGACGCGGCGCCCCCAACGAAGGGAACGACGCATTCTTCAGCGACGTCCCCGTTGACGCAATCGTCCAGCGAGGGAAGACCATACGCCTCCCCGACGGCTCCTACGAGAAGATCACCTGGAAGCCAGGGGCAGCCGAGCTGGCTGAAGCCAAGCGCCTCTCCTATGAGGACCTAGAGCCGGTCTTCCGGGAGCCCCTCCTGCCGAAGCCTGCACCGATCCTCAAGGACAACGAAGACACTCTCGTGGTCTGCCTCGCCGACTTTCAGATGGGAGCGACCGGCAGCGGCGGGGGCACCGAGGATACGGTCCGTCTCGTGCGCCGGGCGATCAAGGACATCGCGGACGACACCCGCTTCCGTGGCTCCTACAAGCGCATCATCCTCGCCGACGTCGGGGACAGCACCGAGGGCTTCTGGAACGTGGCCAGCCAAGCCCAGACCAACGACCTCTCCCTAACAGACCAGATCCGCACCGTACAGCGCCTATACGCCGAAGCCGTGCACGCCCTAGCCCCGCTGTGCGGCTCCATGTACTACGTCGCGGTCCCATCCAACCACTGCGCAGTGAGGACCGGGACAGGCAAGAACTCTCGCGCCAACGCCCCGGCCGACGACTTCGGCATCATGATCTCCCGCAACATCGAGGACATCATTGCTGGCCGCCCCGGCTACGAGCACGTCTCCTTCCATCGTCCCGAGAAGTGGGAGGAGGCTGTCACCGTGGATGCTGCGGACGGGACCCACATAGGCTTCACACACGGCCACCTGGCGGGCTCACAGAGCAAGGTGCCCGGATGGTTCAGGGATCTCGCGTTCGGCCGCAGGAGTGGCCTCTACGACGCCAGGATCCTGGTCCACGGGCACTGGCATAACTTCGGCGTTCGCCAGGTCGGGGACTCGCGTTGGATCATCTCCTGCCCTTCCGCCGACCGCGGCTCGGACTGGTGGACGAACATCTCCGGGGACTCCACCAAGCCTGCCATCCTCACCTTCGAGGCCCAGGGCGGCAACGCATCGTCCTGGGAGCTCTACTCGTAGGTTTCACGTGAAACACAAGCCACCCGCCTGTAACCGGACTGGTACAGGCGGGTGGCTTGTAGCGTCCGTCAACCCTTGATCGCAGCTAGGGCCTCAGGCGTGCCGACAGCCCAGCCGACGATGGTCACACCAGCCGCCTGGGCGGCGGACTTGGCGGTCTCCTGCTCGTCCTTGGACTCGACTAGGACCCATACGCCGTCGGGGAAGGTCGTCTTCGCGGCACCCCAGACGCCGGCACCGGCCTTGGGCGCCGACAGGATGCCCTTCTGGGCGTCCTTGATCGGGTCCGTCAGGTGCCAGTCGGCGGTGGCGTCCGTAGCGTCCACGACGCGCACGATCGCCGGGTATTGCGCCTTCATGATGCCGCGCAACTTCGTCTGCCCGCGGCCGTGGATCTCCTGGTACGTCTTTCCCGCACGGGAGGCCAGTACCGTGAAGCACTTTCCGTCCGATGACTTGTAGTACTCAGCCCCAGAGTCGGCGAGCCCGTTGCGGACGTTCGGCAGCACCTCGATCCCGGCATCCTCGAACATGTTGAGAGACTCAACCAGGCCCGCGACGTCGAGGCCCAGGCTCTTGGCTCCCTGGATCGAAACGTTGGAGAACTCGCGTTTCTTGCTGTCCTTGTCTACGAAGGAGTCTGGGATGCCGACAGCCAGGTCTGCCGTGTCGGCCACGCCGCGAAGCGGGACAGCTACCTGGCTGGGCTTCAGGGCGGCCACGGCCAGCAGGTCGGTCATCGAGTAGGCGACGCGGTTCGGGTTACCCCAGCCGCCGGAGAGCCACGCCATGACCGGGAGGCCGTCACCCTGGGCGGGTGGCGGCGCCGGCGGGGCTGCGGGAACGGCCGGGACGACGGGGCCCTGCGCCTTGGCCCACGACGCCAGTGACGCCACCGCGTCGCCGATACGCTTCGCAGCGGCCACACCGAACGCGGCCGCGCCCATCTTCGTCGGGTGCGTCTCATCCGACAGGAGGAGAGTGTCTCGGGTCCCGTCGCCCTTAGGTGCCCCGGAGTTGCCGGTGCCGGACAGGACATCGGACACCTGGACGGTGGGGGCGCCCACCGTCAGCGGGGTCTCTCCCGACGCAGGGACCCAGGCCCGTGTCACCCGGTAGGCGACACCGTTGTAGACCACCACATCACCCTCAGCGCAGGCGCGCCCGTCTCGCCACGGCACCGCCTGCCCGTCCACGACACCAAGCCAATCCACGAAGGCGATACCATTGCCTAGCCCCCCGGATGCCTCCACGCCGGCCTTCGTCGCCTTGACGTTGACGTGAGCGGAGCGGGACTGGAGACGGGCCACCGAGGACGGCTGAGGACCCAGCACAACGATCGGCACCTGCGGAAGTTTCGCGCGGACCTTGGTCACGAATGACTTCACAGCCTCGGTGATGGCCACACCAGTGGCGTCCCCGTTGTCGATCACCTTGTCAGCGTTCAGGGAACCAATGGTCACGATGAGGTTCGGGGCTGCCGCACAGACGACGTTGACGCGAGAGTCGACCTCGAAACCGTCGCGGCCCGAGGCCGAGTAGCCGAAGCCTGAGCCGTCGACCGCACTGAACACCGGAACACAGCCCAGCGCGCGCGACACGACGGACGGCAGGTTGAACCCCTGCCCCATGGTGCTCTCAGTGCTCCACGAGTCGCCGAAGAACCCGACCGCGGGGATTCCCTGCCCGGCGCGAAGCGGGAGAGCCGCAAGAGGGGCTCCCTCAGGCGATGGGGACCCTCCGCCAGCCTGGGCCAGCTCAGACTTCGTTGCGTAGGTTGAAGCCACCTCGGATTTAGTGGGGTAGGTCGCCTGCGCATCGGACTTGGTGACGTACGTGCTGGACGCGTCCGATCGAGTCAGGTAGGAGGACAGGTCCGGGGCCTGCCCGCCGCCGCCCAGTTGAGCTTGGGTCAGGGCCTCCTTTGTTGCATACACGGAAGCCACGTCAGCGGCCTTCGCGTAGTCGGCGAGCTCCGCCTTCGTGGCCGCCGAGGATGACAGGCCGTCAACGCGCGCCCTGATCTCATCATCCGCCCTACCCACCTCAGCCTTGGTCGCATAGGCCGAAAGGTCAGGTGAGGGAAGAGATCTCACCTCCGCCTTCGTGGCGAAAACCTCATCCGCCTTCGACTTGCTGTACCATGTGCGATCAGCCATTGATTCCTTCTCTCCACGCTAGGAGCCCGTCGCTCACTTCGATAACATCATTCGGGTTGATTGCCCCCAGGAGGCCCTGCCCCATATCGCGCACGCGAGAGGACGAAGGATCCTCCACCCTGCGGCCCGAAACAATATCTACTAAATCAACTGTGGTGCCAGCAATAATGGCGGCCAGATACTCCCGACGGCCTCCAGGTGCGCCAGGGACATCAATCACCACACGGTAGTTGCGATCCCCCTCCGGCAGTGACTCGGGGGCAACAACCCTGAACTGCCTTTCCTCTCCATGATCAACAAGGTAGCCGTTAGCAGTCAGTCGCCCCACCGCATAGTGTGCCAGCAGGATCTGTCGGCCCGAATCCTCGGCTCCAACATACTGATCGAGCGGAATGAATTCGACACTGCCCGATCGCCCCAGTCCGTCAGGGCCGATTATTCGCCCAGTAATAGAGGTGTACCCAAAAGTCACGAAGCCTCCCGTCGTAGATCTTCCCTGTTCTTCAGTCTGTCGATGCGGCCATGCATCGAACTAATCTCATTATATACGTGAGTTCGGTCGGTCCTGGCGTCATTGCGGACGCCCTCAATCTGCCCCTCAAGCCCCTGAATACGGCGCGACTGATCAGCGACACTCTCCCTGAGCGCCCCCACGGCGTCAGCAAGAACATCCATCTTCTTAGTCAAGTCATCGAATCGCATATCAAGGTCATCTCGCAGGTTGACGGCGTGGTTATTGTGCACCCCTTCCGAGGCAGATTCGGCGGCGTCCGCAGCACGTGCAACGTGGACACTCATACGGTCCATGCGCTCTTCAGTCAGCTTCTGCTGGCTCTTCAGCTTGCTTGTCAGTCGAGCCACCAGTGCAGCCAGCAGGGCCACCATGGCCGCAATCAAGTCGGGCGATGTGAGGATCTGCCCTATCGGCAGGGCGCTCTCTACCGGCTGCACCGCTCACTCAGCTCGCGTGGCGGGGAGTGTACTCGGCCTCAGCGGTGGCGACCGCCTTATCAGCCTCCTTCGGGTCCGCGAAGGAAGTCAGGACGCTAGCGATAACCGCGGTGGCGGCGATACCAAGGGCGCCCTTCCAGTCCAGGTCGAGGACGCCGACACCGACGGTGACGGCAGCCAGAAGCGACTGGGCGAACGTCTTGATGGCGCGGTCACCGAGACCGGACCAGAATGAGGGAGAAGCGTAAATGCTCATGAAACCCCTTCCACATGACACTAGAGGGCAGGACTTCTGCCCTACCCTCTAGTCTACCGTCGCCCGCTGCGCTCGGTCACATCAGCCGGAATGAGCCCGGTCTCGAACGGTTCAGGGCCTCCTGAAGGGCAGCCCATGTGGCCTCCCCCGCCTCGCCGTCAATGTAGTCGCCGAAGCTCCACCCTGGGGCAAACTCGTTCCACGTGGAGGCGGCCACGGGGCGCACCCAGCACCACGCCCAGTACTGGAACACCTTGATCGCCTGACTGTCCCACCCCCTGTCCTCGGGGAGCCGGCCGGAGCCGGTGAGCTGCTTCTGGGACGCCTCGGGGACAGTCTTGTTGAGGTAGCGTCGCAGGTTGGCGATGGCGTACACCTCGGAGTATCCGGGGGCGAACACCTGGATGAGCTTGTTTACGGTGGCGGGGCCGTACTCGCCGTCCACGACGAGGTTTCCTGACTGTGCTGGCGCCGCAGGGGCTGCTGCTGGGGGCTGGCCGTTGATCATCCGGTCCCAGACGCTGCGGTCACGCAGACGGTTCAGGTCCAAGGTCCCACTGTAGCCGGGAAGACTACCATCCTCCGTGTACTGGTGAATCAGGGGCTGACCCCAGTAGGAGACCGACGGCACGGCCGGGTCCGAGTAGGGGCGACCGTAGTCCGAGTACTCCGGGCCGCCCGCATACCACAGCGGATACTGGGCGGCCACCGCAGTCCAGTCGTAACCATTCAAGGCACTGCCGTTCATGTAGATGCCCGGCGTGGAGCCCGTCAGTTGCTTCACGGTGTCCAGGAAGGTCTTCGCCCAGCCCGGCCCCTGCGGAACCGCGTTGTCCTCCCAGTCGAGCCACAGGGTGGCCTTGCTTCGGAACGACCCGACGGTGGCGACGAACATCCTGGCCTGGGCTGCCGCGTCACCAGGGCGGGCGAAGTGGTAGAAGCCCAGCCGTTTCGAAGCGCCCAGGGTGGCGTTGGCCTGCGACACCATGTAGGGGTTCACATAGTCGTCATCCTCAGTGGCCTTCACGATCACGAAGTCAGCCCAGATGGCGGGGATGTTCAGGCCCGCCTGGTGGCTGGAGACGTCGATCCCGTGGGCGTGCTGCGGGACACCCTGGGGGGCGGGTGAGGGCTTAGCCGGAGCGGGCTGTGCACCCCCCTTGAACAGAGGCCACTGCTGGAGGAACTTCGCCTCGCTGAACCTATGACACGACGTCCACGCCCCGCGCTGAGTGTGCGGGTGCTCGCTGTACCGCTCGGTACGGGTCTCCTGGCCGGTCTGGTCTCCCGCGGTGCCCGCAATCGAGCCGTCCTCGGCGATCCACGCCTCCGCCACGAGCGGGTCACTGCCTCCCTCGACTGCGACCACGACGTGGCCGACGCCGCCCTCGTTACCGGCCGATAGGACGATGTCGCCGACCTGGAAGCCGCCGGCAGGGGTGAGGTCCGAGTCGTTCCATGGGACCTCGTTGAAGCCATGCGACTCCATGCCCTGGCGCATGTTGCCGGTCCAGTAGTCATTAATTTCCAGGAGGGCGGCATGCCCCCACGGCACCTTATAGGTGTGGTGGATGCCGTAGGAGATGGCGCCGCACGCCAGACTCGAGCAGTCCGCGTTCTGCGGGCTGGACACCCGGCCGTGCGCGTCGGCCGCGGCGTACCACGACCGGCGCTCGGGCTGACTGTAGCCCACGTTCTGCTCGTCACAGATACGCCGAGCGATCTCAGCGGTTACAGATCCTACACTCACTTGTTCTCCTTAGGGTTGGTTACGGCGGCCAGCTCGGCCTCCAGAGCGGCGGCGCGCTGCTCAGCCACTACAGCGCGACGGGTAGTGGAGGCGATCTCGTAAGTCAGGGCATCGATCACCGCAATGGCGTCGACGCGGGTGCCTTGGTTATCCATGGTTCTCTCCTTCGGGTTGAGTATCTTCAGGCGGGATTGGTACACCCCACTCGTCGCGAGGAATGTCATCCATGTCCGGGGGCGCCAAATCGGGCGGGTCCACCCATACCGACTCTAGCGCCCTGTCGCGGAGGTCAACAATATCGGTGTCCGGGTCCCAGTTGTCGATCTGGCGGGCGCCCTTTACGAGAACGGACACGGTTTCCCCAGGCTTCCCCAGAACATCCACGCTCCAGGGGTAGGCATCAGTCCCGTACCCGGTGCGGTTGAGTGTCGCTGTCGCGGTCGAGGACGTGAGCACCACCCAGGGTGCCGCGGGAGAGGCAATCTTCGGGATATAGTCAGGCAATACCCATGTGGCGCGCCCGTCAGCGTCGAGGGTGACGTTCTCCCAGTACTCCAGCCCGTCGTACGGGGACTCGGTACAGCAGTGCTGGAGCATCTTCTTTCTCTTCTGCCACTCCCCTGGGACGCGCATAATGAACGTCTTACCGCCCACGGCGCGGAAGCCATTGTCATCCACAATGGCCTGCTTATCCTTCGTCCACCCCATAGCGGTGGCCTTGTCGTGCGCCCAGAAACCCTTCCAGTGGTTCCCCACGGTCTTGAGGTGGAGGGCGTCAGCCCGCACCTCGAAGGGGACGTTTCCGTTCATGCCGATTGACGACGAGTAGTTGTTGATCGAGATCGACGCCTTGCCCGCGGCGCCGGCAGCGAATCCGGATTTGGATGCGCTCATGCTCCAGGTGGAGATCCTCCCGCCATACACCTGGAGCCCCGTGTTGGACAGGCGCATGTTCGGGGTGCCGTTATCCTCGTTGGATGGGGCCTGGAAGTACAGGATGCCTCCCCGGTTGGTGGGGTCCTCCTTGAACGTCACTAGGGCGGAGTACTTGTAGGGGGCGCTGGTCTTGTTCATCTCCAGGCCGACACCCCACCGGTCACCCTTCTGGCCCACGTCATTACCGGACAGGACCTCAACGATGTCCACGAACCGGGCCTTGGACCAGGAGTCAGTGATACCGACATCCCCGTCAACGTACACACTGCCCGTGGCGGCATTGACGGAGAACGCGACCCTCTTGCTGTTGTGCTTGTAGGCGCGTATCCCCCAAGGGTCGATCTTGATGCCCTCGTTGTTATTCCTGGATGTCTGGACCGTGGCGCCGGTGATGACCTGCCCATCGATCGCGCCAGCCTGAATGTTGGAGGCGTTCACAGAGTTGGCGTCCAGCATTCCGGCCTTGATGTGCTCGAACTCGCCCTCTCCGGCGGTCATGATCTCGGTCCACACGTGGTGGGCGGTAGCGTTCACGAAGGAAGCGTTACCGGTGACGGTGAGCTGATCGGTGGTGATCTCCAGGAAGCGGCCGACGTCGGAGGCGATCTTCCGTGCGGTGATCTCGGCGATGTTGGCGGCGCCCGCGGTCAGCTTACCGACGTCGAGGTTGCTGATCTGCTCGCTCGTGACGCGCATGCGCTCCCAGGAGGCGCCATCCCACTTCCACTCCGCGACGATGTCGAGGGTCTGGGCGTCCTGGACGCGGCACGTATCCCCCACCGAGGACCCCCCGAAAGGCGGCACGGTGTCCGCGGTGCCACGAATGTAGAACACCTCACCCATGGACGTCTTGATGCGGCGCACCGCGGACTCCATCGTGGCGGCCGTGAGCTTGGAGACCGTCTTAGAGTAGTCATCCCCGGCCTCCTCCCACCGCCACCCCTTGGGGGAGTAGACGATCGTAGAACCGGGGGCGTCCCTCGTGTTCGACGGCGAGGAGTGCCCTGGTGAGGCGAACGCCGGGACGGTTACGTACTGGCCGCCACGCGCCCCCTCAGGGGAGAGGAACGGTTTAGAAGGCCCCGGCATCAGGACACCCTAATAATGTAGGGGAGGCCGAAGTAGGGCGACCTCACGTCGATCGGCTGCGACCCACCAACCGACGTCGCGATCGGGCTGCGACCGCCGGAGTTGTTGCCCGTGGAGGTCAGGTACGTGTAGCCCGACGTGCCAATACCAATGTCCTGACCAGAGGTGCGGGACTGGAAACGACGGTTCTGGTCCTCGACCTCGCCGATCTCGTGGGTGTGGGCGGGCATCTGGTTGATGGACAGGGTGACGGTCGTGTTACCGCCCTTGTTGCCGATGTTGTACTTGCTGCCGTCGCCAGTGCCGACAACGGAGCGCTCCCGGATATCTGGGATGCGGAAGTTGCTGGCAGTGGTAGACCCATAGGTGAGCCCGATCGCGGCGTACAGCTTCGCGTACGTGTTCCGATCGAGGAGGCGCCCGTCGCAGCGCATCCACCCCTCAGGGTCCCGCTCAGCCCCATACATCATGATCGCGCCAATCGGCGTGACCTTGTTGACGAGGGTCCTGATGCCCTCGGCGATCGACTGGACCTGCTTCAGGATCTCGGCCGGCTGGCCGTCAACCTTAGTCTCCAGGTTGGTCACCCCCTGGGTGGCAGCACTGATCCCATCCTCAATATGCGTCAGATCGGCCGCGGTGATGCGAGTCTCGTTCGCACCGAACCCGTCCCTCCACTGTTTCGCTGCACTATAAGGCTGCACTACTTGTCTCCTTCCGCTCGCAGTACGAAAATGCGCCCATCAGGGGCAATCCACATGCTAGAGCCAATTGTCCCAGAGTCCGGCGGCACAGGTCCGGACGAGACAAGGTCCGCAGCCACCTGAGTCATCGCGCCAGTCAGGCGGTTCATCTCCTTCAAGGTTTCCTCGCGGGCCGCCTGCTGCATGGCGTCGCTACCCTTGAGCTTATCCTCAACCTGCTTCGCGATAGCGTCAGCATCGATATTCTGCTTCAGCGTGATAGTCGCAGCCCTGCCCCAGGCCGACCGGTTCCCAGCACGGTCGTAGGTGCGCATACACACCTCATACTCGCGCATCTCCAACCCGGCCAGGGAGATCCTCTGCACCGGGGTGGGCATAGTACTGAACACGCCAGGCGCGACACCAGGGAGCTGCACACTGACCTCGGCGCCCGCGAAGTCGGCGGGCATGGCCTCCCCGTTCGCGCCGATCATCAGCCAGCCCACGTTAAGCACGCCGAGAGTCTGCGACAGGCGCGGTACAGGTGGCACCGGCGGGGGCGTCACGTCCGTGGCGGTCGTGATCATGAGCGGCTGCGACCACGCCCCCACACCATCCTGCGTCTGTGCCCGCACCCAGAACCGGTACTGCACCCCCACCTCGAGCGGCGCGATAGCCGCAGTGGTGGCCTCCGCCCCCTTCGTCACATACGAGCCGGAGCGCTCCGCAGTCAGCTTCACGTTCTGCCATGAAACCTCATAGCCGGTGACATCCACCTTCGTCCCCAGGGCGTCGGCATCCACCTTCCCCCACTGGAGCTCAACGACCGCGGTAGGCCACCCGTCCTGGCCGACCACAGCCCTACTGGACCCCGTCAGCCCCTGGGGTGGGACAGGCCAGTTCTTCGACACGGGAGGGTTCGGGCGCACCCCGCTACCGCTCGTGGTAGCGAGCCCCACGATCCCCTTCGTGCGCTTCGTGAGCCGCCCCAGGAGGCTATCCAGGACCGTTCCGAACGTGGTGTGCCCGGAAACCATCTGCTCCTTCTGGGTGACGCTGATCTGAGCGACCTGAAGGCGCTCCATGCCGCCCTGCCGCTCAACCATCATCCAGTCACCCAGGCGGTAGTCCTGCCACGGAAGCAGGTGCACGTCAGGCGCCGCCCACTCGCGCTTGATCTCCTCCCTGACATGGGCCCCGGACTTCAGGGTGGCTTCCGCTACCAGCCTCGCGGTAGCCTCAAGCTCGACCCCTCCCGCCTCTACGACCTTCTCTACGCGCCGCATAGACTTCGGGGCGGTGTCATTGTGGATGAGCCACGTCCTACCGGATTCGCCCTTCACCAGGACGTCGGTGCACATGTCAGCCCAGGTTGCCGCCTCGGGGGCCCCGGTGAGTGTGGTAGCCAGGGGCCACCTCCTGGAAGCCGTGAGATCCCGGGCCTGTGTCGTGTCAGCGTTATAGATCTTCAGGGTGCGGCCCTGCCACACCGTGTCAACCATCCCCAGGTTCCGGAGAGAGTCCACAATCTGAAGGATGCTGATAGACGGGTCGAAGTAGAGGGTGACGACTTTCGCCCACCGCTGGTTGGCGGAGTCGGTCGTGGTGGTGGCGTCCAGGGTGAGGCCCTGGCCCCACCCGCGCTTGGTGGCGGCCTGCCAGACCGTGCCGATGATCTCCCCAGCGTTCTTGGACAGGAACTTGAACTTGCCTTCCTTGTCCTTCGCGGCCTCGGGGACAGACCAGACCAGCGCCTCCTTCATGTAGTCGCTGACGTGGATAGCCTCGACCTTACGGGAGTCCGTGCCATCATTGACGAGGTTGTGCTCGGTCTTCTGGGTGACGAACCGGGCGTCAGGAAGCTCCTCCCACGTGTCGCCGTCGAAGGTGGCCTCAACAGCAACCTCAACCTCACCCTCCAGGACACTGCCGCGGACTGCGTTAGGTCCAGGCGCATACGACAGGGATAGGGTGGGGGTCTCGCCACGGGGGGTGGTGACGGTCATCTCCAGGATGTCCGGTACCACCCCGATACGGTCACCCTGGATGGCGTAGGCGACCGCACGGAGCTGCATTCCGGGGAAGTAGGTGCGCTGCATCAGTAGGCCCTCCTCGCCCGGATCGAGCCCGCCGTGCCGGTGACCTGCAAGACGATCTTGCCTTCACTGTTGGGGGTGAGCTGGAACCCCTCGGGGGACATGCTGATCTCCGCCGCCCTGCTAGGGGCGCCCGGCGCGGGATCCCACCGCTCGGACACCTGCCTCCAGGCGTCATAGCGTGCCACGTCAATGAGGAGTCTCTGGCCGCCCTCCATGGTGCCGCGCCACGTGAGTGACGTCCCAGAGGTGACATCCTTGATGGTGCACGTGTTCGCGGTGGGGGCGAGCTTCAGCAGGGCGTCAGTGATTGGGGCTGACCCGCCCGCCAGGCCATCGAGGTTAGAGAGCGTCACCTCCACTGGGGTCACGTCGCGCCACACCCCGTCAACGGCCTCGAAGACGACTGTCGTGTCGATCGCCCACTCCCCGTACCTCCACGTCGGCTGGGCGATGCTCACGAGCCGCACGCGGGCCTCCCTGGGGTTAACGCCGGCCGGACGGTGCTGGAGTACCCCCAGGGCACCGGAGAGCCGCAGGCGGGCCATGAGGGCCTGCCAGTTCGCATCCAGGGAAGCCCTATCCTCCCCCTCGACCATCAGTGCGACAGTCACCTTGAACGTGCCGAACCTCGTAGCCGCACCATCAATGACGCCACTCCTCGATGGGACTTCGGTGGACGTCAGGCGCGGCTCCGGCACAGCCGGCAGGAGAGTGCCCTGCATGACCCTCCACTTCCCCGGCTGATCCAGGTCTACCCCATTCAGGTGATACTCACTGCTCATACCCTAATCCTAGATGCTCGCGGCCAGGCGGATAGCGTCCGCGACGTCATCGCGGGTCTTTGAGTCCCGCTGCGCCTGCGGATAGTTGTTGGTGATGTTGACCGTGGTGCCGCCCGATACGCGGCCGCCCCGCTCGGGCACCTCGAGATCCATGTTGCCGAACTGGCGCTTCACCGACTTCTCATAGTTCCCCGACACGGTGGCAGAGATCTCCGGCGCCACATCCCTGCTCAGGGTGTTGGTGAAGCCTTCGAGGGAGTCCCTTACCGCCGAGTACTGCGACTCGAGGCCGTTAATGAAACCCTGCATCACCATCTGGCCTGCGCTCTTAAGGATCACCCGGTCCACAGGGGCGGGCCCCTTCCAGGACGTCAGCTTGCTGGTCAGGCCACCCAAGGACGACTTGACCGACCCATACATGGACTTCAGGCCGTCGAGGAAACCGTTGATGACGTTCTTACCGGCGCTGATGAGCCAGGACCCCGCATTGGAGAAGATGTTCTTGATCGCGCTCGGGAAGTTGCGAATGAAGTTCAGCGCGTTGTTGATCCAGTTGCGGATGGTGGACACGAGGGCGGAGAAGGCCGCCTGGGTCAGCGACTTCAGGTAGCTCCATCCGTCGGAGAAGAAGTTCCTGACACTGTTGATCCAGCCCGTGATCGTGCTCAGGATGCTCTTGCAGAAGTTGATGACCGTGGTCCAGATGTAGTTCCAGGCCGCCGTAGCCAGGCCACCCAGTGTCGCACCAAACGCCTGGAACGCGAACTTGATCGCATTCCAGATAACACTGGCGACCTGACTGATCCCAGTCCACACCTTAGACCAGTCACCAGAGATCAGGCCGAGGGCGATATTAATGATGCCCTTGATCGTGTTGATAGCCCCGGAGATGATGGTCGTGATCAGCTGCCACGCCGCCACGATCTGGGGACCCATGATCTGCATCGTGACCCCGACCAGCTGGATCGCGGGGATGAGCGCCTCAGCGAGCTGCTGGACGATTGGCACCAGCAGAGGAAGAATCTGAGACAGCATATCGGTGACGATCGGCCCCAGCACCGTGACCATCTCCGAGATAACCGGCAGCAGCGCCTGGATAACAGGCATGAGGAACGCGGCCAACTGCTCAATAATCGGCGTAATGATAGGCACCAGCTGCTGCAATATTGGCGCCAGCTGCTCCACCAGCTGCGCCACCAGAGGTGCGATAGCCGCCAGCAGGGTGCCAGCCACGGTAGCGATCGCCCCAAACGCCTCGCCCAGTGCGGGCATAGCCGGAGCGAGAGCCTGAACAGCCGTAAGCAGCCCCGAGAAGAAAGACACCAGGCCGTCCTGGAAGGCCGGATTCTCCAAGGCTGTAGCAATACCCTCAAGGGCAGTCTTCAGTGTCTCCCCAATCAGAGGGAGGACCTTAGCCAGGGTTGGCTCCAGGGACACGAAAGCATTCCCTAGGGCACCCACGCCCTCAAAAGCCTTCCCCGCCGCCACAGACATCGACGAGAACAGTGACGTCAAGGTTGACTGGAACAATGGGCCATTGACCGCCGCATTAGCCCGATCCAGGGCCGTAGCGATAGAATCGATCGGTGCCGACCCATTCGCCATCGCCTTAAACAGGCCCGCGATAATCCCGCCCAGGTCGACCGTAATGTCCTTCAGGGTGCCGAACGCCTTCGCCGCAGCCTGGATAGACTGGTCCATCTTCCCAGACTCAGCAGCCTTAACAGCCCACTTCTCAAACGAGAGCGCGAGATCATTAGCCCACTGGGCAATATTTGGCAGATACTTAGCGCCAACCTCACCCATCGTGAGGAGGCCGTTAGTGAAAGCGGCAGCCCCAGTCGACCCCAGGCTAAGGGCCTGCGACAGGTAGGACAGGGACTGCTGGAAACCAGGCAGGTGCCCACTCGCCGCGGTCGCGATCGCCGCCGTCATCAGCCCCAAGTGAGTCGCCACCGTAGAGAGGGCCGGAGAAAGCTCACTGATCGCAGTGTTAGCGAAATCCCTGATCGGCTGCGCAGCCTGCGCCCAGTATGAGGACGAGATCTGCTTCTGCAACCCCTCAAACGCAGGACTCAAGTCCCCCAGGACAGTCTTCACGTCCTTCAGTGCGGCAATCAGGACGCCAGCGCCCGCCGCGGCGCCACCAAAGATGCCAGGCAGCGCCAGCAGGGCTGGAGTAGTCTTCGCTATCCCCACACCCACGGAGGACAGGACCCCCATCCCCGCGCCCAGCACGGACACGGCGCCACCAATCAGGGTGGCGACAGTGCCGATCTTCACGGACGCAGTATCCAGGTTGCGGAGGAAGTCGTTCAGGTTACGGCCGATTGACTCGAAGACGTTCCCTCCTGCCAGGGCCTTGAGCTGGGCTGCCACGCGAGCCGCGGAAGCCTTTCCGAGGCGCACGTTAATATCCACCCACCTGGAGCGGGTGAGGCGTTTCAGGTCAAACCGGGCTTTACCGTCGTCCAGATCGGCGTTAACGGTCGCCTTGCCATCAAGCTTATTCAGCTCATGCTTGATCTTCTTCTTCTGCTCCTCCGACAAGTGAGCGTGCACGTCAACAATCGACCGGAGCTTGCTGATATCTCTCTCGATCTCAGCCTTCGCGGCCTTGTCGAGCTTCGGGGAAGCATTGATCTGCGCCTTCAAGGACCTGATCTTCTGCTCAATATCAGCCACCGACCGCTTATTAAGCGTCAGCTGGGCCTTAATATCCCCAGCCGCACCCTTCACCTCGCGGGACAGCTTCGCCAGGTCTGTCCTGTCCGTGCTAAGGTGAACATTGGTGCGAATATCATCGAGCTTCTGCTCAATCCGCTTCTTGTCCTGCTCAGACAGGTTCGGGTTAACCTTCAGCTCAGCCTTCAGGTCACGCAGCTTCGCCTTCAGCTTCGTGAGCGACCCAGTATCTAGGTCAGGCTCGACCGGCATCTTAGAGTCGCTGCGGCGCACCTTCTCCTGCGCCTTCTTGAGCGACTCCTCATCAACATCAACCTCAGCATTAACCTCAACCTCGAGGTCACCCACCTGCTTCTGGATGCGCCGGAGCTTCTTCTTCAGCTCATCAGCGAACTTAGAGAGGTCGGGGACGACCTTGACTCCGAGCTTACCAACAATACCCTTACCGGCCATCCCCTAACCTCTCAACCTAGAGCCCCGAACAGGGCCGCCATCGCAGCGGTATCCTTACTCGATACTACCGTACTCGCCTTAACAGTCCCTGGCCTGGGAGCCATCTCAGAGTCCTTCAGGTACGCCCGCCCCCGGCCACTAGCGGCCTTCGTCTGAAGACGCTGACCATCAAGCAAAGCATTCAGCCTCTCCGAGTCGGCGGAGTAACCGAACCACTGCGGCCCACCCAGCTGCTTCGCCCTGTACAGCGACCAAGGCTCATAAGAAAGGCGCTCAAGCAGTGCCTCCACGAGACGAACCCTGTAGCTGCCGTAGACGTCGATGCGGTAAAGCGCCCAGAAGTCCGCGGCAGCATCAGGGTTGTCCCGGAAGTAGTCATCTACTGCTTGGCGCCTGTGGCTTCCCCCGCGTAAGCGGTAGCCAGAGTGATGGCACCCTCGATGCCGTGAGTGCTGAAGAAACGGGTCCACGCATCCAGGTCGGCGATGTAGCCGTTGTCCTCAAGGAACTCGGTCATGTCGGCCAGGACCGCCATGTTCTCGTCAGTGAACTCGTCCGAGTCGTCAACCATGGGCAGCACCTTCGCGGTGAGGCGGAGCCGCTGGGAAGGGCGGAGCGTGTCGACGGGCTTGAAGATCTCGTGCCCCTCGAGGGCGTCAAAGTCGGGGACTTCATTCTTGGTGGAGGCCATTGCCTTCTCCTTCTGCTGGGGCGTAATGGGGTGTTGCCGCCCGGCCACCACACACCCCTACATGGCGGCCGGACGGAGATCATTAGTTGACAGTGAACTGCTTCCCGTCGGAAGCGTCGATGTTGTTGGTGACCACCACGTTGACCGAGCCAGTAGCGCCGCGCGGCACATAGGTGGTGATCTGGGTGGCGGAGTCCTTCTCGAAGGTCGCCACCTTGTCGCCGAACTTCACCTCGCGGACACCGTTGAAGTTGGTTCCGGTGATGGTGACCTTCGCGCCAACCGCGCCAGTGGCCGGGGCCAGGGTCGTAATGGTCGGCTTCGCCGTGCCAACACCGGTGACGGTGCGCGGCTCGAGCATCTGGACGCGAGTCTTCCCCGACGGGGGAGACAGCAGAGTCCCGGAGATCTTCACCTCGCTGAAGTTGTCCAGCGAAAGAGACGGCAGGTTACCGGCCAGGGACACGCGGCGGAACAGCATGCCCGACACGAGCAAGCCATCCTCGATGACGATAAGGACGGCGCGCTCACTCGAGTTGTCCAGCTCGACATCCCAGCCGCCCTTCTCGGCGTCATAGGTGGAGCCGGGGAAGGCGACGCGCATGACGTCCTCGCCGAGGTTGACGGCGTTGATGGTCACCTTGTTGGTGACGTCCTCGCGGGTGGAGCGGACACCCTGACGGTCCCAGGTGCGCTTCGTGGAGGTGTCGCCGCCGTCGGTCTCCACCTCAATCAGGTTCTCGCTTGAGGTGTCACCGAGCCACGTCCACCCAGCGGTCTCGAGTGTGGTGCCGTCGCCAAAAGTGTAGCCCCACAGGTTCGGGGCAACGGTGTCCACGTTACCAATGTAGACGTGTCCCTTACCCGCGATCTGAATCTTGCTGTTTCCGAGGTTAGCCATCAGGCCCCCTTCCTGGCCGTCACCTGAAGGGACGAAACCATGTTGATGTAGTCTGCCGTGGTCCCCATGTCCGTTTCCGGCGTGGGAAGCTGAGTCCACTCCAGGTAAGTCGCCCAGCCCTCAGAGGTAATCATACCGTCCCTCCAAGCCTTATCTACAGCCTGAACCAGGGCATCGGAAGCATCAGAAACTTCATCCCCGTCCGGGCCGGTCATATAGAGCCGCACACGAATCTGGGTGGCCGCAAACCTAGGCCCAGACGGGTGCGTGCGCGCAATAGTCATCTGCACTCGGCACACGAGCTCATTCATTGGGTCATCCACGTCGCCGTGGGTACGCCAAACGATCTTCTCGAGGATAGGCCACTCGCTCACGCCATGGGCGGCGGCGTCCTTCATGTACCGGTAAATGAACGGGAGAGGATTAACGTAGGCCACTAGAATCCCCCATTGTCGCGGACTACCCCGCGGAGGATGTTGAGGCCAGGAACCCAGGTGCGATACCTTGCACCCTCCCGCCCAGTGCGCCGCCCCTGGCGATCCTGATACACGTAGTGCCCGAACTCTACGGCCGCATCATGATCGGTGGACGGGGCGATCGTGTAATCCACCTTCCCCTGCTCCATGCCATATGAGGCAAAAAGCTCGCCTGAGTCGACGTGCGCAGAAGCAGCAGCCTTCACCTCAGCAAACACCTTCGCCGCCGCAGCAGCAAACTCCGGCTGGCGGGCAACAACCTCCGCAATATCCTCATGGATGCGCTTATTGTCGTAGGCGTGGATCACTTCGCCACCGTCCCCAGGGTGTCGCAGCGGACACTGAAATGGCGCGTCATCGGTGAGGCGTCATAGGTAAGCGGCTCGCCAGCCTGCTGGAAAGTCTTCCCCTCCAACGAGGGTGGCCCCTTAATGATCTTCACCCACGAGTGAGGGCCGCCCGGCCACTTCCGGCCAGTCCCCATAATCTTCAGGGTAGTCTCATCGGTAAGATCGCCACGGATGGCACGGTTCTCCGTGGCCTTCAGCGCGTTACCCGCGGAGGGCTGCACTAGAACCTTGTCGACGTAGAACGTCTCACCGGGCGTGTAGCGGCGCCCGGTGCGCCCCTCAGACACAATCGCGACAGTGACTTCCACAGCGTGGGGCCCGTTCTCCAGGTAGCGGCCGCGGCGAGGACGGAAGGTCACCATGTGGTACGCCACCCCTCCCACCGCTGCAACCCCAGCTCAGGGGCGGCCGGCTTGTCAGGGACCGAAGCCCGCCGGAAAGACATCAGAAATGTCTTCGACACATCCGGGGACCACTCCCCACCGCGCCGGTTCTGGGCATACCCATCCAGGACCGAGGCCGCACTACCCCACCCGCCGGCGCCACCCTCGAGAGCCTGCCAGTCCCGCTGCGTGATCTCCAGGAGGCCGGAAGCCACGGCCTGATTCACTGAGTAGGTGTAGGTGCCCTCAGTCTCATACTTGTAGAGCCCACCGCCGGGCGCCCGCAGCACCCGCGCGACAGCCTCACACTCCACCATGATGAGAGCCACCCGGAACGGGTAGTCGACGCGGCAGCGATTAACTGCATCAGGCATGCGGAGGAGAATAAGAGCCTCAGCGCGCTCAAGGAGGGCATCAACCCACCTTGCCTCATCATCCTCGAGGTCGCGCATGAGTGTGCGTTCGACGTCGAGTCTCTCCGCTACGGTCACTTCTCCTCCTTCCTAGGTGTCACCCGCGGGGCGAGAGTGTTGCTGAACCCTCGCCCCGCGGACTCATCAGCCGGCCTTCTTCGTGATCTTCACGAACGCCTTCGGGTCACGCAGGACCCAGCCGAAGATGGCCTCAACACGAATCGCGATACGGTTCGTGCCGAACAGGTCCATGCCGGCGGCGTACTGGTCGGCGGTCGCCCAGGTGAGGCCCTCAACGAAGCCGAGACGCAGGTTCTCCTTCAGGTCGCCGCCGAAGCCCAGCAGGTTCGGCTCAGACACCTTGCCGCGGCCGTTAACGGCCTTGCTGTAGACGGCGGGGATGCCCAGGACGCTGGTGAACTCGTCAGCCAGGTTCGGGGATGCCTGGTAGAGCGGGCGACCGAAACCGTCCGAGGCACCCATGATGATGGACCGGAACCTCGGCGACAGGAGGAACTCGTTGAAGTCGTAGTCGACCTCACCGTCAGTGTTCACGACCTTGTCGTAGGCGGCAGCGAGCTGCTTGCCCAGGTAGCCGACGGTGTCGAACTTGGCGGGGTCCAGCTCCACCACATTAGTGGTCGAGACCAGGGACTCCTTGCCCACCAGGGCAGTGCCGGTGAGGGCGTCCTTGCCGTGAATGACGGCAGTGTCGATCGAGCGGGCGATAGCCTCAGCCAGCTGCGACTCCAGGTCATCGAAGGCGTTCAGGGGGTTAGCCATGAGCGCCTCCTTAGAGATCGACACGATCGCGGCAGTCTTGACGGGGCTGAAGGTCTTCAGGCCGACAGAGACGTCAACGACAGGCTTGTCGGCGCTCTCCTGGACGATACCGGCGACCGGCTGGCCAACCGGCATAGTGACCGCGTTACCGGCCAGGGAAACCGGGACAGTGCCAGCAACCTTCTGGACGATAGAGCCAGCGAAAGCCCGCTTCCAGATAGGGGCAAGCACCTCCTTCGGGAAGCCCTCGGCGTTACCGCCGGCGGTAAGCTTTGCAATGGTTGCGACCTTGGCAGCGTTGTCCGCCATTCGCATCTCCTTCCTGCCTGACCGGCAGAGTTGTTCTAGATGTTGCCCCTGTCAGGCAGGGGTTACTCGGCGAGCCCGAACATGCGGAGGATGGCAGTCTCGCGGTCCTCCGAGTCGGAGCCGACCTGTGCGTCTACCGCGGGGTCGCGGGGGCGCGCAGGAGTCTTGCTGGTGAGCTCCAGGAGGGTGGACACCTGATCTCCCCACCCGGACTCGTCTCCGTGCAGGAACTGGGCGTACTTCGAGGGGAGGCCCGCGTCACGGATCAGGGAGTCCTTGGCTGCGGTGTCACGCAGGGCCTTGATCTCCTCATCCTTGTTGGCGAGTACCGCCTCAAGGGCCCCTAGGCGCTCTTTCAGGGCGTCGAGCTCACTGGGGTTGCCGGGCTCCTCGGGGACGCTCTCAGGCTCCTCAGGGGCGGCTGAGACCTCCTCCTGGTCGGCAGCCTCCGTGCCACCATCACCCTGGGGCTCCGGCGCGGGAGCCGCCTCCTCGATAGAGGTGGCAGCCTCGTCGGATGACTCGGTGGGGGTGTCAGCCATTCCTTCTCCTTTGCTCCTGGTAGAGGCGGCGGTTCATTGCCCGCAGCGCCTCGTGCCCATGAAGGTCATGGGCCTTCACTACCTCATTGTACAGTTGTTCGAATCTAGCATGCTGCTCCTTACCCGGCCACGCCCTGGACGTGTAAACCGGGACGATCACACACCGACAGTGGTTATGGAACCTGTTGACGCCAACACCAGCCGTCTTAGACGTCTTGTAGACAGGGCCACGAGAGGCAAGCATTGCGCAGAAGCCGCACGGCCCATTCTTCGAGGGGGTAACAACCCGCGCCCACGCAAAAGGCCTGGCAATCAGCGTCCCATCCTTTGAGCGGCGGTACTTATCCGGGAGATCCTTCAGCGCCTCCGAATCCCTGTACTTCTGGGTGAGCATCCCCTCGGACTCGAGCTCTTTGATGGCCTTGTCGACGCGGTCAGCGACCTCATCGAACACGTCAACCCAATTCCTCCGGGGGCGGCGCTTCCGCTCATGCTTCTTGACTTCCCGCTCAATCTGCTCGGCCTGCTCCTTGGAGAACCCCTCAAGCTCATCGGCGATCCGCTCGAGGTCATCCAGAAGCTCAGTCACATCAGGGGCGTCATCCACAGCGTCATTAACTGTGCGCCTAGACGCCGCATACACGTGGCTAGTGAGCTCACCCTGGAGGGCCTTGAACGCCTCAGGCTTGCCCGTGCGGGCCTTGGTGGACCTGATCGCGTAGCGCACCGAGTCCGGGCTGTAGCCCGGCTGCGGGGGGATCCACGCCTCATTCGCGCCATGCGCCCTGGCCTGCCCACGCAAGAACAAGGCCGTAGCCGCCCAAGCCTGCCGCCTTGCGGCCCACACAAGAGGAGTAATCGCCTCACCCAACTCCTTCTCCGAGAGCGTCACCGGCTTCCCCTGCAGAGGGGCGGTAGCGTCACCCAGGCGCCTCTGGAAAGTGCGGGCGATAGTTGCCAGGAGGGCCCTGAAGAGCGCGAGGGTCACTTCTTAGCCTCATCCTTGTCATCGGCAGGGGCCTCTTCCTCGTCACTGCCCTCAGGATCCTCCTCATCCTCATCCTGCAAACCGATGGGGAGGAGCTGGCCCGCCATCGAGTCCAGGTCGTTCTGGCGGCGGTTCTCGCGCTCCATCTGCTCCGGGGAAAGGTGCATGAAGTCCCGTGCAGTCTCAGCGCCGATAACCCCCTGAGACTCAGCCTGCATGGCGGTAGCCATCTGGGCGCTCGCCGACGGCGCCGCGGCGTCAGCCCACATCACCTCAAGGGTCTCCAGCCCCTCGGGCGACTCCCCGTTCATGACCGCAATAATGCGGGCGATGCGCTCAAGAGCATCACTGAACTGGCGCTGCTTGTTCTCAGCGCGAGCGATAAGACGATCCTTCGCCACACGCAAAGCCTCAGCAGACGTCGGGTTATTGTCGGCAGCCACACCCATCATTGACGGCGGAATGCCCGTCATGGCTGAGATCTGCAACGCGTAAGTGCGGTACGTGTTCGTGAACGTATCCAAGGACGCGCCGGTCAGCTGCTTCACATCAGCCCCAGTGGGGGCAGCCAGAAGCGCGCCAGCATAGTTCTCCATGCGGTTACCGCCGAACTGCCCATTCATCGCGGCAGCCGCCTGCTGCCCGGCCAGCATCCGGTCAGCGCCGTCACCAATAAGGAACCTCAGCGGGAAAGCGGCAACCTCCTGCCCCATCTGAAGGTTCGTGAGAGTCCTGGAGGCCGCGTCAATGACCGTCTTCAGCTCCTTCAGGTCAGACCGGCCATACCTGTCGCGGAGACGAGCCCTGTTGAACATAGGCACGATCGACGCACCCCACGGGTCACTCGTTGACCAGTCGGACACCCACCGGGTGCCTACCTGCCTGTAGGCGGTCATGCCGTCAGGCGTGTAGTATGAGGCACACTTCACGCCATCACCCGAACGGTAGACAGCAATCCCCTCGATCACGTTCCCGAAGTGGTCGATACGGACACCGGCGTGACGCGAATCCAGCGCCCGAACAGACGGATGCTCATGATCCTCATCCGCAGGAGACAGCACCCAGAACACGGACCCGGCAGCAAGCGCCTCAGCCGCAGCCAGATTGAACTGAGAATCCATGTCATTGGCCTGCCACACAACACGCAGATCACGCACCAGGCCCTTGCGCCCATCATCAGCGATGATGAACCCAGACGGGATCAGGACCTCAGTCAAGACGTCAATAGCCATCTTCGCGAACGGCGCCTGCATCTCCAGCACGCGCGCCTCCGGCGGAATACTGATACCCAGGGCGTCCAGGCGCTCACTCTGCTCATAGTACGTCTCGAACGACTCCGGACGATAAGCGCCACCCTCAAAACTGGCGAGCATCTTCTCAAAGCTCACACGATCACCGTCCACGCACCAACCGGCTTATTCATGTCGGCCCACTCCTTGCTGCTCTTAACGTACCTGTACAACATTCTAGCGCCGATCATGCACACAGCCAGATCGATCTTCTTAGACGACTTCGGGGACTCCTTCTTCACCGACCAGCGCCCCTTGAACTCATTCACGCGACAGTTAGACACGTGCTCACCCAGGGCAGAGTCCCCATCATGGGTGAACGCCTGCTGCTGGATCTCCGTGAACGCCGTCTCTGCTGCCTCAGCGAACTGGTAGGCGTGAGAGCGCATATCCCATGCGATCGGGGATGCGGACATTCCCCCACGCACCGCTGGGACGATCAGCCGATCACCGAAGTCCTCAGGCCAGGCCGTGCGCGTGAACGACTCCCACTCCCGGACGTCAGCCCAGAACGCCACCACGTTATACGTGTCGAACGCCCGCCTGACCCCCGCATCCACTGCGGCCACATTCACCACACCAAGGGGCTTCTCCGGCTTCCAGTGCCCGATCTTGAAGACGTGCCCGTCCTCCATGCAGCAGCCCACGAGGGCCGTATGGTCATTGGACTTGGATCCGTCGAAGAACATGACGATCTTCTCCCCAGGCTCCACCTTCCTGTCGGGTTTACGGAGCTGGGTCCACTCCTCCAACGTGACCCACGACGCCTCCGCTGCGTTCGGCCTGTTCAGGAAGAACCGAATAGAGCGAGATTCCGGATATTCCGGAGACCAGATCTGCTCCTTGATCGACTCCAGATTCACCCACGGACAGTCCTCATACACGTACTCCAGGGCCTCAGTGAGCCCGACCTGCCCCTCCTCCGGCTCATCCGTCAAAACCGTGTTCGGGGGAGCGATACGGGCATCGTAGAGGATCTTCGTCTTACCTCTAGTGAGGCCATCCTCCTGATCGCACCACGCCTCAAAGACCGCCTCTGCCGACGACTGCTCACCCGGAACCCACGCGTTACAGGTACCCATGAACCGGCCACCCATCTTCGCCGCGTTCTGCTGAATCGTCTGCAACATGGCCGGACCACCCTGGGCGGGGAGCCAGTGCTCAAGCTCATCCCCCACAACGAAGGACACCTCACCACCCTCCATGGAGTGGGCAGAGGACGTCATCTGCTGGAGCTTCCCCCCACTCGGCGTCTCAATGAACGTCTTCGCCACCTCAAGGTCATACTTGCGGGCTAACGGACCCTTCTTCTGACAAAACGCCCTGACCATGCGGATAGTATTAGCTGTGTTGTGAGTCAGGACGCCACCCTCCACTTGGAAGAGGTGGTCCTCTGTCCCGATAGTGACGCACTGCACCGGAACACTCCGGACAGGCTCGACAGACTCGACTCTCCGGTACGCCGACAAGGTGCGGCTCTCCTGCGGGAGGCGCTCCGTGTGGCACGTGAGTCGTGCGGCGGGGAAACCGGGTTGAGGAGTGAATGCCACAACCTTAGAGCCAGCGTCGCCGTCGAACGTGAAGCACTTCTGCCCGAGCGACTCGGCAAGCTCGACGAACGCATTCAGGATGCGAGGGTTCGTGTTCGTGAACCGCACGTTCCCCTTCCTGGTGACTGCCCCATCGGAGTCGATGAGGCCCTGTAGGAGGGCTAGGCGGTCCTCATAGGATGCGCGAAGGTACGCCTCCGGCACGTGCTTATTGCCGAGGACCCCTACCTCGCGAAGGCGCTCACGGAATGAGAGGAGCTTCTTGTCCATCATCCCCTCTCGGGTACCCTTGTTGCACCGGCGGCACATGGGGTGGCCGGAACTGCTGGTGGCCCGATTTGGGTCCCCCTCGGCGTAGGAGTGCCCTCGGGGGCACATCTGGCGGCGGCGTCGAATATAGAGGCGGCCGTCGTTGTTCTTCTGGAGGTCGGCCTTGATGTCGTCCCACCACTCCAGCTCGCCGTTGAAGATGCCTTCAATTTCATCCTTGCGGCGCCAGTCGATGGCGATGGCGGAGCCGCCCCTGTCGCCGTCACCGAGCCAGTAGCCGAGCATGTAGGGGGAGATGAGGGGGGGGGCCGACGCTCCTCCTTTTCGGCCTACGAGGGGGATGCGGAGGCTGCGGCGGCGACCGCTGTTGAGGTAGTCGCGCATATCCTGGGTGCTCATTGTTACCGCCTCGAAGCGGTCGCCATGCGAGTGTAGGCGTTCCAAGGTCCAACCATGGGCGGCGTCCGCGACTACGGTCGTCCCGTCATCGAAGGTGATCTGGTAGCAGTCATGGCCGGTGAACACCTCGGTCTTCCCGAGCACGGGTGTCGGGTTGCCGTCGCTGCCGTACACCATGTCGCCGACTTCGAGGTCGCCGACGGTGGACCAACCTCCCGTTGTGGGCACCTTGGTGTCGAGTGCGAGCGGCTGAGATTCCGAGGTTGCCACAATTTGCACTAGCGGCATACTCATCGGCTTCGCGCGCACCCCGAAAGGCGCATGACGATCAAACCCGTCATACCGGCACGGGCCAAGAAGCTCGAACAGGCACATAGCCGCAGCGAATGGAGACTTCCCTGACCCCTTGGCCAACCTTCTAATTCCCTGCCTATATACAAAGCCACCATTATGATTCAGGGCGTAGAAATGAGCCAGGAACTCGATCTGCCTATCAGTCGGGATGAACGGCTGCCCCGCCTTCGGCCCATTCGGCTGAATCAGGTTATCCATCATCCACGCCGCAGCATGGTAGCCGAGAGTCCTCTCCGGAAGGCCGAGGGGGAGCGTGTCGGTTCGCTCCCGGGGTGCGGGGAGCGTTTCGGTCACTTCGCTGCCCGAGCCTTCGTCCACGCCTGCAACGCGACCACGCCGGCCGACTCGGCCTCAGACTCGTCAACGCGGTTGATCTCGATCTGAACCCTGCGCCGATCACCCTCGGTAAGGAGGAGGCTGGTGAGCATCGTGTTCACCGCAGCCAGCATCGTCGGGGAACGCCGACCCTGCATCTTGTAATTCGACAAGTCATCACAGGTGGAGTAAAGAACAATCCAGTCCGACGGCTCGTAGTAGCGAGTGAACGTCGACTTCTCCACAGCCTCCCACAGCTTCTTCGCAATGGGGTGCCAGTCAGGATCCGGCCTGGGCGGCTTCACCTGCTCGGCAACCACGTTAATGGGCTCCACGCCACCATCAAGCTTCCTGGCCTGAGTAGTGCGGTGCCCCTCAGTGCTGCGCTTCGGGATCGGTCCCTTCACTCCCATCATCGACTCCTACAAATATCCGGGGTGCTTACTCTTCGGCCTGGGGCCTCGAGCCTTATTGCCACGATTATAGCGGCGCTTCCTGGCTTCTACCGCCTGCTGCTGCGTGCACACCATATGGCAGTGCTGGCACAACGCCCTAAGATTGTCCAGCACGTGCGGACCATCAGGGATAATGTGATCCACCTGATTCGCCGGGTTACCGCAGAACACGCACAGGCCACCATCCCGCCTCAGGACCACACGCCGGATCTTGTCCCAGTCCTTAGGGAGCTCCTTACGGCGCCGCGACTGCTTACCCCAAGGCATCGACGCCCACCCCCTCAATGCGGGCCAGCACATAGAGCCCCGCCAGCTCTTGCGCGAGGTCAGTAAAAGCACTCTCGGCGTCATTGCGTGCAGTGACATACTCATACCACGCCCGTTCAAGGAACGGATCACCATCCTCGAGGCCCTCAAGCCCCTGGAGGTCCACCCAAGCCTCCTCAAGGCGCTCGAACACTCCACGAAACCTGCCTACGCTCGAGATAAAAGAATCAGCACTCACGACATAACCTCCAATGTCACATGCACACCCATGTCATACCGGTCAGTGAACACCAGCTCCAGGTACTCCTCAACACCCTCCTGCGCCTCACTGACCCGGATGACGGCGTCATCCTGATCAGCGTTACGGCGATGATGTGGCACATCATACGCGCCAACCCGGTGCGCCAAATCGAGCGCATCCCGGAGCTCATCAACCGCACAGTCCAGGGATGCGACAAGCATCCGCACATGAACCTCACTGAGATCATCCACGTTCACCGCACGTCACCCGGATAAACCATCGACACGCCCTCGCTGTTCGGGGATCCTTCACGGATATCGAAGAGGAAAGCAGGCTTGGCGGCCTTACCCCCAAAGTAGGCGTGATGGATCGACAGATAGTCGCCCGGGTACACGTAGAAGTCCGGCTGCCCCTCATTCTTGAACACCCACGTCCCCTCGTCAGTGCGGTCGGGGTGGCGGTCGCAGAGGATCACATCAACGTCAGGGTTGCTCTTGTCGCCATAGATGAGGAGGTAAAGCACGAAGGGTGTCCTTTCACCAAATATTGGAGCGCTTATTAGAGGGGAGGGGGCAGGGCTCGATACAAGGGTGCCCTTGGGCTGCGAGCTCAGCAACAGTAGGGCCGATCTTGCGGCGACCCTTAGCACACAAGTCACAGATCCCGTTCCCAGAGTACAGGCGGGTCTCAGGGAACTTGCTGATACTGGTGTGTGGGGGGCGCATGCGAACACCGCAGCGCGAGCAGTGGTGCACCTCATTCCAGTCAATGTGCGTCTTGGCCGCACCATCCTGGCCGCGGCGCTTACGCCGGTAGCAGGAGTTGCAGATCCCCTTCCCCCCGTAGGCGCGAGTTCCCGGATGGTCGACGAGCGTCGTCCGGGGTGCGCGCATCTGGTGGTCGCAGACCTCGCAGTACTGGGGGGTGTTCTCCCAGTCGATCTTCATTAGGTGTCCTTTCGCTGACTGACCAGCACAGTCTACCATGCCGCCCCCCTTAGGGCAAAGGGCGGGGCCCGCCTTGGCATACACGAGAGGAAAGGAAACTCAATCGTGATCCATCAAGGCGGGCCCCTATCAGCACGACCAGCATAGCCACACTCACGTGCGACCGTCAACCATCCGGAAAGCCCGGACAGTTCACACCCGAGCCCGCAGGAGCCAATCTGAGCGCCTTTCGCGACCCCAGGTAGGCCGGCACCCACACCCGCCCCCCGTTCGGCCGTCAGAGAGCCTCACAGGCCCCTTCCCGGGCCGCGAGCGCCCCCGCCGCCGCGCCGCAGCCGCCGGTGAGCACTCTTGGAGAGCGTCAACCAGCTAGAGATGCTCAACCCAAAGTAACCACAACCCAACCCCCTACTTGGCATCACGGCAAGGAAGGAGAGTGAGTCATGTTCCGTCTCGGTACAGCAAGGAGGGGCAAGGACAACGAGGAAGACTCTGAACGCTCCAACACGATCAGGTCGGCGAAGACCAGCTAGAGCCAGGTACGTGACTAGCCAACGAACCATCTCTTCGTCCTTGCTCTCGTGGACCAACTAGGCCGAAGGCCAGGGCGACGACCAAGGACCAACGGTCCGACGGTCGGAGCGAAGCGAAGATCATGTCCTCGCGCGCACGCGCGATTAAGAGTTCTCTTAGAGGGTTCTACTTAAGGGGTTAGTTGGCAATGTATTGCAGAGACGTCTGCAATGTATTGCAGAGACGTCTGCAATGTATTGCAGAGACGTCTGCAATGTATTGCAGGATAGAAGTTACCCCTTGACGTCCTACGGTCCATTGGTTATGCTGCTCCTATGGAACACATGCCAACGCTCCGATCAACCATCTCAACGCCCGACCACTCCACTCCCCCCAACGCTCTGATACTCAAAGGCCTCACCTACCAGGTAGGCGACGCCTTCAGGAACAGCCGCCACTTCGACTACCAGCTCCAAGGCAACGACTCCCCCATCGTCCCCTGGGTCGCCCTCTCAAACCTGTCTACGCAGTACGAGAACCTGTACTGGGCTGCACTACTGGCCCCCCTACACAACATTCGCCCCGGAAAGTACGGAGGCAGCACCTACAAGCCGTTATGGGACGGAGACCTGGTCACAGGAGTGTCGGTCCGCATTTCCTCCAGCCTGTTCCTCGTAGGCGGCCACGGCACCAGGCGGAACTCAAAGCTCATCAAGTACGGACTCATCTCCACGCGCGGCAAGGGCTCCACCTACGAGGTGACCTTCCTGGCAAAGCACCCCGCGCTAGCCGAGGCAGTCTTAGCCGGATTTGAGTACGTCTCAGCCCGCGCCCACGAGAACTGGCCAGAACGGCTGAGTGAGTGCTACGTTCTAGCTGCTGCAGAGGCTGATGGGCGCGAATGCCGCCGCATGCTCGATGAAGCCGAAGAGCGCACACGCCTCCACGGCGAGGCCGCACGGGATGCCGGCCTTATCTAACAAGAAAGCGGGGGCGCCGACTCATACCAGATCGGCGCCCCCTAGGGAACACAGAAGGGATCATACCATGCGCAACTACGAATCGGAAGCCGCCGCCCTGCGCGGCCTGAAGCCCAGCTCCAAAGTCCTCGCCCTGGTTCTCGCGGCCAGAATGAACGACCGGGTGGACGACTGGCCCGGCCGCCCCGTCTGCTGGCCCAGCCTTGACGCACTCCAGGAAGACACCGACCTCAAAGAACGAATGGTCCGCTACGCCCTCGATGAACTCATTGAGGCGAAGGTCATTCGCATCTACAAGGACCGCGCCCCCGGCGCCCGTTGGGACTACAACGTCTACGAGTGGACCGCCCCAATCTCCCCCAACTATCGCCCAGACTGGATGAAGCGACCCGACAAGCAGAAGAGTTCCATCGGGGCGCGACTCACTAGCGAAGGGTGGGAGTACTGCGAGAGGAATCACATCGGGCCACACGCCACTGCCGCCGATCACCCAGAGTTCATCCTCCCTGCCGAGAAGCCGGACCTCATTGACGACGCCACACCTACAGCAGACACTCCCGCCGATGACGCCGTTCAGCTCCCCATCGAGAACGAAGAGCCCGCCACTAGTAGCCCGACACCCACCCCCACAGCAGTCAAGAAGCCCGCCGATAAGCCCACAGACGGCTTCGACGACTGGTGGAAGCAGTACCCCAAGAAGGTCGGTAAGCTCGACGCTCAGAAGGCCTACAGGGCAGCCATCAAACAGGGCGCCACACCGCAGGCCCTCCTCGTCGGCCTCCAGCGCCACAACGCCAGCTGGAAGACCAAGAACACCGAGCGCCAGTACATCCCCCACCCCGCCTCATGGCTCCGCAAGGGCAGGTGGGAGGACGAGCTCGATACGCCCACCCCAGGCGCACCTCAGGCCACTCCGGTCATCAATGCCACCACCGGAAAACCGGTTACCAAGGAAGACTTCTGGTACGCCTGCAAGGATCACGGCATCGACCCTGCACCGTATGTGAACTTCTGGAAGCCCAGCATGGGGCTCCCCGGCGACCCAGGGTGGGCGAACACGCAGGCGTACCTGGACCGCCACACCGGCCGAGCCTGACCCACAACAACACAACAAGGAGAACACCATGAACTACACCTTCGCCGACATCGATGAGCTCGACGACTTCATCATCGACCTCATGCGCTCAGGATGAACCCCCTATTTCCGCGGCATAGAGATTCGGTGTGACCACCGTCTCGGATCGCGCGAGTGGACCATGTACGGCCCTAAGATCACCTCGTTCAGTGCTGACATCGGCCCAGACGACCTGGACTACGTGCGCGAGAAGCTCATGGCGGCCGGGGTACTCGACACCCCCCAGGCTTGACGCCACCGTCTCACCCTGTCTACACTCCAGCCATCAGTACAACGAAAGGAACACGCCATGCTCACCCCACGCCAGAAACTCCACCTCATAGCCGCAGGCCCCAACAGGTGGCCCTCCCTCATCGAAGACGACCACACCAAAACCAACCCCGCCGCAGCAGCCCAGCTAATCTCCAGCGCAACACGCAACGGCATCAACCCAGCAACCCTGGAGATCGCATTCACCAGCCTCGCCAAGCTCACGGCCGCCACCATCATCCTCTCCAACGCAGTCGCCACCGACCTGACAATCTCCGCCCAGAAGGCGTTCATCGACGCCCGCGCCATGGCGAAAGACCTCAACAAGCGCTCAACAATCCCCACCATCACAGGCGGCGACACCACGCAAATCTCCACCGCCGCCTCAACCTTCAACACCCAAGCGGGCACAGAAGCACTAATCCGCCTCCTCATCGACGCTATCCGCATCGCCTACCATTTCACGGGCGCGTGACCCACTCTCCGCAAACACAACATGAACACCGAAACCACCGTCATCAACATCGCCCTCAGCGGCGACCCAAACGCCCTCATCGACCTCGACAACATCCACCCCCACCACTTCGCAGACACCCGCAACGCCGCCATCTGGCGACTCATCGAAGACTACAAGACCAAAAACCCAGGACAAGGCCTCACCCGCGAGCTCCTCCTCGACAAACTCCCCACCATCACAGACGCCAACGTCACCCCCGACTACCTCCTAGACATCATGGACCTCACGGCAGTCGCACACGGGGCCCTCGCAGGCGTCTACGCCAACAAACTCATCGACAACACCGCCCGCAGACAGCTCGCAGACGCCTGCACCCGCGGCCTCCAGATCATCGAAGCCGGAGAAGACCCCTCAAACGCAGAAGCCACCATCCGCGAACTCCTCAACCAAGTCTCCACAGGCTCCGCAGCCCTTGTGGACAACAACCAGTGCCTCACCCAGCTCTCAGACTTCACCACCCAGGCGACACCATTCACCCCCACCCCCTGGCCCGACCTCAACCACCTCATCGGAGGATGGAAACCAGGCGGACTCTACGTCATCGCCGCCAGGCCAGGAGTTGGGAAAAGCTTGGCAGCAATGCAGGCCGCCGCCACCCTCGCAGACACCGGCCACGTCTACTTCGCCAGCCTCGAAATGGCAGGCCGCGAACTCTGGTCACGCATCCTCTCCAACGTCGCCAACGTCCCCGGAGACGCCGTAGCCCGCCGCCGACACCCCACCCCCGACGAACAAGCCCGCATCAACGCCGCAGTACCACACCTCCGCCAACTACCAATCCACTTCGACGACCGCGCAAACCTCACCATCGGAGACTTCGTAGCCACCACACGCCTACTCCATAGGCAGCACGGCCTCACCGCCGCATTCATCGACTACATCGGCCTCATCAACGCCTCCCCCGGCGACAGAAGAGCCCGCTGGGAACTCATCGGCGAATACACCCGCTCCCTGAAGAACCTCGCCAAAGACCTCCAAATCCCCGTCTTCGCCGTCGCCCAGCTCGGCCGCCAAGCCGAACAGTCCCTAGGAGGCGAGCTCCAGCTCTCCCACCTCCGCGAATCAGGCAACATCGAGCAGGACGCCAACGTCGTCATGCTCATGTCCTGTCCTCACGAGAACGGAGTCACCGACTGGACCCGCCTCGACATCCACGTCGCCAAAAACCGGGAAGGCCGCACCGGGCACGTCCTCCTCGAGAGGGAAGGCGACTACTCTCGGCTGAACCACCTCGGCTGGGCACCCCGGGCTTGACAACCCAAGACAGCGCGGCCTACGCTCCAACCATCAGCACAACCGAAAGGAATACACCATGAGAATCCTCAGTCTCTGCTCAGGCTACGGAGGACTGGAACTCGCAATCCAGGCCGCCTTCGGCACCCAAGCCATCGACGCAGTATGCGACAACTACAAACCCGCCCGCCAAGTCCTCCGCCGCCACCACCCAAACACCAACATCCACACAGACGTCAACGACCCCAGCCTCCTCGAATACAAAAGCGACATCATAGCCTTCGGATTCCCCTGCCAGGACCTTTCCAGAGCAGGGAAACAAGCCGGACTCAACGGAACCCGCAGCAGCCTCTTCTACGCCTGCATGGACGTCGTCCGCGCCACACAGCCCACAGAAGTCATCATCGAAAACGTCCCCCAAGCCGAAAAATACGCCAACATCATCAACCGCGAACTATGGGACGCTGGATACTCCACCAGCTGGGCGCGAGCCAAAGCCCACGAAGCAGGACTCCCGCACCGCCGAGACCGCGTATTCATATACGCCCACAAACTCGGGCGCCCAGAACGCACCACAGCCACCCCACCAGCATACACCCCAACCACCCCCACCTTCCCTACCCCAACCGTTGTAGACATGGGCTGGGGGCGCACCCAACAAGAATGGGAAACCTGGCTCCAAGACCAGAAGGCCAAACACAACAACGGCAACGGCCACGGACGAAGCCTCTACCAAATGTGCCAAGAAGGCACCATCCTCGTCATGGAGCACCTCATGGGCCTCCCAACCGGATATATCACCAACCAACCCATCAGTGACGCAGCAAAACGACGTCTCCTCGGCAACGGAGTCGCCCCACAACAAGGCCACCTCGGCATCTACCGAGCCTGGAAACAGCACGCCGAAAGGAACGCACCATGCCCGCCCCCAATGAAGCAGACATCGACTTCGACGCCCTCTACAACGAGTTCATCAACGCCGCACGGACCGCAGCAGGACAAGCTCTCAACGAAGAGCGAGAAGAACGCGAAATCCAGAAAGCCCGCGAAGAACTCCTAGACCTCTTCAGCCGCAACTAAAACGAAGAGCCCCCGGCTTTCCACACCGGGGGCTCATCACAGAAGATACAAGAACAGGAACGAAGTTAATTTGTTCTTGCACAGAAAGGATACCATATGGCCGCCGAACCTGTCTACCCCCACCACCCCGACATGATCACCCTCCGCCAAGCCGAAGCACTCACCAGCATCAACTACCATGACACACACACCCGCACGCAAAGGCCACATCTACTGGGGCCGCTACGACGTAGTACCCACCTTCCGCGTCAGCCGACGCGACACCATCGCCTGGGCCACAACCCAGAAAGCCGCATGACATGGCAAAAACATACAGAAACCTGCCCAGCCACCATCGCATGGCTCGCACCATCGAACACCTCACCCCCATCGCGCGCGGCGGGCGACACGACCTCGACAACATCGACTTCGCCCACCGCAGCTGCAACTCAAGCAAGAAAGACAAGCCCCTCGAAGAGTGGCAAAAGCGGAATCGACAGTAGGCCAGGTAAGCCAACATACCTCTCTCATGGAACCCCAACAAGGTCTCAAAGCTGTAATCCCGCCTCTCAAACCTGCACGCACTGTCGCGTCGTAAGACGCGTAGCGGTCGGAATGGGGGGCGGGGGGGGGT